GTGGATTATCATTCTTTTCCTTTTCATCTTCTGTGGATGGGGAAACGGAAATGGATGGAATAACGGCGGCGGAGGCGTGGCAGATAACTATGTATTAGCTTCTGACTTCGCAACCTTACAGCGTCAGATTGATAGCGGCCTTTCTTCCCTCGAAAGAAAGGGTGATGCCATCAACAGCGGTATTTGTGACGGATTTTATGCGATGAATACCTCTCTTCTCAACGGATTTGCAGGAACAAATAGCACAATCCAGCAGAATGGCTATGATACACGAAACGCAATCCAGCAGGGACAGATTGCAGATATGCAGAGCTTTAATGCTTTACAGGCACAGTTAGCACAGTGTTGCTGCGATAACAAACAGGCTATTGCGGGCGTTAACTACAATATGGCGATGAACACCAATGCATTACAGCAGGAAGTTACAAACGGCTTCTGCCAGACAAACTTTAACAACGCAAACAACACAAGAGACATCATTGACAACCAGAATAACAACGCTAGAGCCATTCTCGATGCCCTCACAGCGCAGAGAATCGAAGCTAAGGACGCTAAGATTGCCGAGCAGAATCAGCAGTTATTTGCGGCACAGTTAGCGGCTTCTCAGGCATCACAGAACGAAACCTTAAAAGCGTATATGCAGGGACAGTTTACTTACTACAACCCTAGACCAGTGCCGGCTTTTCCGGTTTCTGCGCCATATCAGTACGGTAATTGCGGATGTAATACCGGTTGCGGATGCTAAAATTTTATAACTAGCAGCTTCCTGCGTTGACGGGATTGTTCGGCTTGTGCCGATGATGCTTATAGCGGCGGGGCAATCGTTCCGCCGTTTATTATTAAAAAAGGAGTGATAACGTGGCAGAATTTACCAATAGTAATATTGTAACCGTAGCGGCAGGGCAGAATTTACCGCTTACAGAGACAGCCGTAAAGTGCGGCAGCTGTATTGCACACCGAGAGGGGGCAGGAATTGTGACCCTTAGAGGCCTTACAAACCAGTGCAGGGCGCGCTATAAGGTCAGCTTCGGGGCTAATATCGCCATACCTGCCGGTGGAACTGTGACGCCTATTTCTATTGCCCTGGCAATCGCCGGAGAACCATTAAATAGTGCGACAGCAATCGTAACACCTGCGGCGGCAGGCGAATATTTTAATGTATTTACAGCGGCGTTTATTGACGTTCCGCGCGGATGTTGTATAACAATCGCAGTCGAAAATACATCTGCGCAGGCAATTAGTATAGCCAATAGCAATTTAATCGCCGAGAGAGTAGCGTAAAGGAGGGCGAAAAATGGAATCATTACACAAATTAAAAAAGATGATGTGCAGAGAGTTGGACGAGATTTCGAACAAAGGCGATATGAGCGCTGGGGATTTGGAGGCAGTCCACAAATTGACAGACACAATTAAAAATATTGACAAAATCATGTATCTGGAAGGTGGCAGCGAATACAGCCGTGGCGGTGACTGGGACGCGTCAGGAAGATATAGTCGCGGGCGTTATCCTGATATGGATTACGGCGACTATAGCAATGCCCGTAGAGGTCAGCATTACGTGAGAGGTCATTACTCTTACAATGACGCAAAGATGCAGGTAAAAGAGACCATCAAAGACATGATGCATGACGGCAATCTGTCTAGTGCAGAACAGGCGGCATTAGGCAGAGCATTAGCAGAATTAGACCGATAAGAGAAAGGGGTGCCGCAATGATTAATATGGACGAAATTAATGCCGAAATTGCGGCATTAGAGGCAGGAAAAACAACCTACGCTACTTGTGAAAGGCTTTCGATTTTATACAATGTACGCAACAATTTAATGAGCAATCAACAACCGAACCAACTATCTTCCAACACATCATACTACTCTTACAGTTCCGAGCCGGATTCTGAATTTAAAGAAATCGCCCGAAACGCAGACTTTGAGCACTTATTACGCGTACTTGACGAACACATGAAAGCCATCGAAGCAATGTATCCGCGAGAATATCGGTCAGTTTTGCGAAAAATAAAAGAGGGCGCTTGAAACGTCCTCTTTCTTCTTGTATAATATAATTACTTCTCCTTTATTTCTATCATATTTTGTTATACGGTAACTGACCTTAACCTGGTGGTTTCGGCTAGTTACTGTATAACAAAAACTAAAAAAATATAATATCCTCCACGTAAGTGTCGGGGGATATTTTTATTTCTTTTACAATGCTTTTCCAAAACACCTGCTTGTCTTGTTCACCTAACTGCATATACATATCTTTCCAACCGTCAGGAAATCTGCTTTGTATTTTTTTCTTAGTTTCTAGTTCTTCCGTTGCGGCGGTCTGGGATAGTTCTTTTAATTCCTTTGATATAGCCTCATATCTTTCGTCATAGTATTCTTCTGTTATCCTGCCTTTTTCAAACATTTTATTAATTCTTCCTAACTCGCTGGATAATTTTTTCTTTCTTTTTTCCACATCGTTTCCGCCTGCCTTCACACGACCTTCTGCCCTTAATACATCTAACTGTATTTTTTCTTCGATGTGATTGAGCATATATGTTTCTAATTTTTTTTCTGATCGCGTGTAGGTCTTGTGCTTTTGTGCGACAGAGTGGGGGCAGTGATATACTTTGTACTTTTTTCCTTTTTTGCCTATTGCACACCCGGAAAGCCTGCAACCGCAAATCGGGCATTTCATCAAGCCGGAGAAAATGTAAATACGCCTCCTGCAATCTGTCCAAGTTTTTTGGCTGGATACTTCGTTGATTTTTTGCGCTTGCTCCTCTGTGATGTACGGCTCACAGTAGTTTTTTACTCCATACATTTCGCCGCGATAAGCTGGGCTAGACATAATCTTAACCAACCTCGTTCTGGTTCTTACAAAACCAGGGTATTTACTTAAAATATAGTCGGCGGTTCCTGCTTTTGAGAAGGTCTGGAAATAGTGCTCAAACATATCCTCAATTATTCCTCGCGTCTTTTCGTCTTTTACAATCTTTTTCCCTTCTATGCGATAACCTACCGGCACTTTTCCGCCAATATATTCCTTGTTGTTCCGTTTAAATTCCATAACAGACCGTATTTTTTCGCTGTCTCTGTCTGCCTCTGCCTGCGCTACGGACAGCATAATATTCACTTTAAATATTCCCTGACTTGTCTCTGTCTCATAATCCTCCCAGATAGCCCTCCAAGGCACTTTACACGCATCAAGGACACTTTGTACCTCATAATACCCTGCAACAGCTCTAAACCACCTGTCAAGGCGTGTGAAGAGTATTATATCAATCTCGTGTTTCTTGCAATCCTCAAGTAACTGCAAAAGGGCAGGGCGTTTTGTGTATTTTTTACGTGCAGATATGCCGGCATCGTTATAAATACCAGCAACCGTATATCCTTGCTCTTCACAATATTTTTCAAGCGCATCTATCTGCGAATCAACGGACAATCCACTGTTCTTCTGCTCTTGCGTGCTTACTCGCACGTATAAAGCGGCTCTTTTCATTTATTTCCCTTCCTGCCTTCGTACCTCCGGGGCGGGTGCTGCTATCTACATACAACTAAGCCTGTCTATTAGCTTTTTTCTAAGCTTTTCGTATTTCTCGGTTATTTCTTCACTGTCCGGAAAGTTAACCAAGCGAAAACAAGCATTTTCAAATTCGTTAACCAATGCTATGTTTTCGTATCTTTTTAATTCCATAGTTTTTTGTGGCAAATCGTCATAAAAAACTTTTAAATCGACACCTAGAGCGCCTGCGATTTTTGATAAGGTCTCTACCTTTGGCTTCTTTTTTCCGACTTCGTACTGGTAAATCATGGCAGCTGAAACACCTAGACATTTAGCAAGTGCCGCCTGCGAAACTCCCTTTTGTAGGCGCACAGTTTTGATTTTTTCTCCTATCATTGACAAAGTTACATCTTCTAATGCTTTTTCTATTGCATTTCGGCACTGTTCTTGGTTAAAATCTTCGACACCTTCATATTCTCGACTTGGTACGGTATCAGCGAAAGTGTAAAAGTATGGCTCGCCGCTTTTTGTGTAATTATATCCAAGATTTAAAGCGGCAGCAAGTTTGGCTACTGTATCTTTCTTCGGATTTAATCTCCCGTATTCATAGCGTTGAATGGTATATGTCGAAAGTCCGCTTTTTTTACCAAGCTCTTCTTGCGTTAACCCCTGCCTTTTTCGCGCTTGTCTTAATCTATCTGAAAAACTCATAATTTTTTCACCTCTCTATATCTCCTCTCTTGATTTAATCATATTGTACATGATAATGACTATTATGCCAAGAAAAAAATACACGAAAATATATTATTTTTTATATTCTACGATGTCGCACACCTGGCAGTCCAATTTCTCGCACAAATACATAATTGTATCTATGTTCACGTTTCTGTCGTGCCGCAACTTGTTGACCAGCGCCGGGGAAAGGTTAAAACTTTCCTTATCTAATAGGTTGGAACGCTTTAATCCTCTGCGCTCTAGCGTGTCCCATAAATTACTATATGAGATACTACCTTTATATATGTTACTTCTTTTTCTTGCTCGTGTTTCCATTTTGAAACCTCCTTTAATCGTTATAAATATATAGTACATTATTTTGAAATAAATATCAAGAAAAAAATAATATATTTTCGTGTATTTTTCTCTTGACATAATAGTCACTATCGTGTATAATGTGAGTAAATCAAGAGAGGAGATATAGAGAGGTGAAAAAATTATGAGTTTTTCAGATAGATTAAGACAAGCGCGAAAAAGGCAGGTCTTTGCATCTCCGAAGGATTAAAATTAGCATGGAAGGAGGCAAAGAACATGAAAGAGACAATGGAAGAAAAACTTCTCAGACTTGGTTATAAGGTATGGGAAAAGGGTGATATGAAGCGTATTTACATTAATGATTTCCAGAAATACTTAGAGGTTGAAGAAACCAATACGCCAGCAGCAATGGGACGTGGAAGAATCATTAATGGCATCTGCACAGATGAATATAAAAGCTTTGCGCAGCGTCAAGCATTAAGCCTTGTTGACTGGGGATTTGGAGCTAAATTGTATTACGACTGTAAAAAAGAAGACTGGTTTTGTAAGAATCCAGGAGGAAGTTTAATTAAAAAAATCCTCTGGACAGTTGCCGACAAAATAGAATCTTTATAATAAATACACGACCGGCGGCGAATTCCGCCGGAGAAAGAAAGACGAGGAGAAATTATCATGTTAGAAATTTTAAGAAAAGAATTAGTAGGAAATATAGTATCATTTTATGAATTAGACGAAATCATGATAAAGCACGGATATCAGTCTGAACTGGCTTGGATAAATGATGAGGGTTTATGGGATGATATTTTAAAAGACAAAAACATCTGTTATAAAATCCCTGATTCTGACGAACATTTTGCAATTTCTTTCGAAATTGAAAGCAAGTACAATTCGGAGGAAGAAAGTGCAGATTGCACACTTGTTAATATCGTTAATATAGAGGTTCAGTAATTAAATTCCCGCCCCGGAGGTTACGAGGGCAGAGGAGAGTAATATGCAAGAATTAAAATTTAATAAAAGAAGAAAATTAGACAGATTCTTAGCCACTTTGCCTAAAGACATGGTTTTTAAGTCCAATAAGGAGTTCCGCATAAAAATGCCAAACGGATACATTGGCATTGGATATTATTACCATGATTATTATGCATTTGGGGGACATCGGTATTCTGAATACAATACCATACAAGAAAATATAGATAAGGCAAAAGAACTCATTGACAAATACGGAGAAAAGAAGTAATCTATAGACATAGAATAGTTACATTTTGGGATGTAAAAGTTAGTTTCATTTTGTACCTTAAAAGCATTAATAGTTCCATTTTGGAAAGGTAAAGCACTTGTTTCGACAGGTGCTTTTTTATTATTTTGAGAAAAAAAGAAAAGAGGGAAGAATTGATTCTTCCCCCTTGCTAGTTGCCCTATTAGTGGACTAATTATTTTAAATTAATAGTTATCTTCTTGTCTGTCCAGAACGAAGCACTATATTCTAAAATCACTTTCTTTGCATCTTTTGGTACTTCATAGTATGCTGTAAAGCTTACATTCTTTCCCGGAGACAAATTAGTGTTAACAAAATCACTGTCTCCTATGTATTGCTGTTCGCAAGCTGAATTATCTGCATAGCAATCACAATCAGATACGGATACATATTTGTCACCTTTTTCTGCGATATTTTCACAAGTAAAGTCTACAGCTACATATTCGCATCCATCTTTTGGAGTAAAGTACTCTCCACCGTCATATCCAAACTCGGCTTTTTTCGCAGTTACTTTTAAACCGTCATTTTCAAAAGATTCGCCAACCTTTACGCTGTCTTTCTCTTTTGCTTCTTCTTTTTTATCGGTTTCTTTCTTAGCTGCTGTAGTACTCTTTGTCTGAGAATCAGTGGAAGAACTATCATCATCACCACCACCCATTGCCATTCCTAAAACAGCCAGAACGATAATAACGATAATTACCCATTTCAACTTGCCGCCCTGTTTCTTCTGGCAATGAGGACACACTTTAGCTTTTGCGTCAATTTTCTCTTTGCAGTACTTACAAACTTTAGTTTTTTCCTTGCTCATAGTTTCTTCTCCTTTTTATTATTAATATATTAATAATTTGGATAAAATTATACAGGATATTGAATAAAATATCAAGGGATTTGTTGAAAATAATGTCCAAAATGAATAAATGAGATACGTGCATCATATAATGCAGTAAAGATTTGATAACAGGAGGGGTTGCATGGATTACAAGAAAGAAATTATTAAAATGCTTGATATGGCAGATGAGCGTTGTTTACGGCTCATCTACGTACACATCAAGGCTTTACTGGGGCTGAAATAATCAGCCCTTTTTGTTTTCCTGCATTAACTCCACCATCTTTTGAAGAACTTCCCAGTCAGATTCATCCAACGCCGAAAGCATCGAAATAAATTTCTTTTTAAAAGAATCTTCCTCGCTTTTCAGTACATCACCGACAAAGTTTTCTATCTGTTCATCCCTTGTTAATTCAATGAACATTTCACCGTTTCCAGTTCGTAGCCATTCCTCGTTAACATTGAATATATTACAGATGTTGTTTACAGCAGCATCACTAGGGTTGCTTTTTCCGACCTCATACCCACCTATGGTATTTCTAGGTACTTTTAATTTGTCAGCAAATTCTTGTTGAGTTAAGTCTAATGTTTTTCTTAACTGTTTTAATCGCTCTTTCATTTATTCACTTCCTTTCTGCTACTAATTATATCGCACTATAATGTAAAAAGCAATATAAAAATGTGGTATAAGAACAAAATGTTCAAAAAGAACAAATTTATGCTTGACAAATGTTCTATAAGGGTATATTATTGTGGTATAAGAACAAAACACAATACAACCACACAGGAGGGAAACAAGATGAATTTCTACGATATTTTAATGGTAATCAACAATAATGCATCGATTAGAACAACAGTAACAATGTTTGGTATGAAGTTCAAAACAGAGCACCGTGCGGATTACTTTTTAGGTTGTGGAACGGATGAGCTTTTAGGCAAAAGAGTTGCTGATATGAGAGTGACAGAAAAAAATGTGCTTGAAATTATTTTAGAAAATAAATAGCCGAAACGGTCAGAAATGACCGTCTACCGGAGACGACCGCCCGGTACTGATGATGGCAGGTCGAGAAAGAGAGGTGTTAAAGATGTCAGAAAAAGAAAAACAGATTCTTGAAGCTATAACAAAAGCTATTCCTAATATGTCGGAATTTAATAAAGGCTACTTACTTGGTATGGGTGAAGCAATGGCAAGCAATAAGAAGCAGGAATGCGAAGAACAGAAAGAAGGTGACTAGATGGAGAATTTAATTCCTGTCAACTACGATTCGGAGCAGCCAACTGTCTCCGCAAGGGATTTGCATGAGGGTTTGGGAATCAAGAGCAAATATGCCGATTGGTTTAAAAATATGTCGGCGTATGGCTTTACTGAAAATATAGACTATACAACGTTTTCTAAAAATTTAGAAAACGGCGGAAGAATCATAGAACACATCATTTCTGTTGATATGGCGAAACAGATTTGCATGATTCAACGTTCGGAAAAAGGCAGATTGTACAGACAATATTTTCTCGACTTAGAAAAAGCATGGAACACGCCGGAACAAGTTTTTGCTAGAGCCTTAAGAATGGCTGACAAAACCATCGAATCTTTAAAAGCTGACAATGCAGTTTTGCTTGAAAATGTTGAGCGTATGCGACCAAAAGAAGTGTTTGCAGATGCCGTTTCAGCAAGTCAGACATCAATTTTGATTGGTGAGCTTGCTAAGCTGTTGAGGCAGAATGGCATCGAAATCGGACAACGAAGATTGTTTTCTTGGATGCGTGAAAATGGCTTTCTCCTCAAACGTGGGTCAAGTAGAAATATGCCATCACAGAAAGGCATGGAACTTGGATTGTTTGAAATCAAGGAAGGCTCCTACATCAATGGAGTGGGTGAAAATATCATCACCAAGACAACTAAAGTCACAGGTAAGGGACAGCAATATTTTATTAATAAATTTTTGCAATGCCAGGAACTTACGAAAAGAGAGGGGTAAAAAAAATGAAGGTTATGTACAATTTTCTGACTATTGTGTCAGTAGCGTTGGTTATCTGGATCTCGTCCAGTTGGGTTGGTGTGGTAACACATACCGCCGGAAAAGATTATAGCAATTATAATTTCTTCGTGATGTTAGGAGGTGAATAAAAAATGAATGAACCTCCAAGACCTGAGTATGTTGCCAGACTACTCTACACCCTCTTAGGACGACAACAAGGTGTAGAGTATGACAAAGTATTCTACACTGATAAAGACGGTGTAGAGCATGAGGTAAAAAAGGAAGAGCCCTACCATTAAGCTCTTACGATAAATCATACAAGTAAATCATACAAAAGACTTGGCAATTTGTCAAGATAGGAGGTGGACATATGGCAATAATGAGGATAAATAAAACGACAGACTACACCGTTATGTCGAATTATCATTTTAGAGAAAAGGGTATGTCTTTAAAAGCAAAAGGCTTACTGAGTCTTATGCTTAGTTTGCCGGAAGACTGGGACTTTACAGTTAAGGGGCTGGCAAATTTAAATAAAGACGGCGTAGACGGCGTGAGAGCCGCATTAGAAGAGTTAAAAACGTTCGGATACCTGAGAGTGACTCGTGATAGAAACGAAAAAGGACAGGTAAGCGGTACAGTTTACGACATTTACGAAAAGCCAACACAGGAAAAACCTGTATTGGAAGAACCTAAAGAGGAAAAGCCTATATTGGAAAAACCAATACAGGAAAAACCTATACAGGAAAATCCAACGCAATTAAATACTAAAGGAATAAAATACTTAAATAATAAAATACTTAAGGAATCAAGTACTAAAGGAATAAAAGAGAGTGCGCGCGCGAAGAAAGAACCGGAACAGTATTTCGAGGACGAAGAACTTAACTGTAAGTTTTTGGAATTCCTTGCTATGCGTAAGAAAATCAGAAAGCCAGTAAGAACAGACAGAGCCTTGAAAGCTTTGCTCAAAAAATTACATGAGCTGTCTGGCGGAGATTTGGGAACGATGAAAAAAATCATAGACCAGTCATTGGACAAGGAGTGGTTAGGATTCTTTGAGCTGAAAACAGGTAACGACAGCACGAAGAACATTAACGACCGACTGTACGGAGATATACAGCACTGGGCGGCACAGAAAGAACAGGAGGGAGGCGGAATGTATGACGATTTCGGAGTTTTCTAAAATCGTAGCCGCACTAAAAACCGTTTACACGGCTCCAGGATTTATTCCCAACGAACAGGCGCTAGACATGTGGTACCGCTTGGTAGGCAAGAACAACGACTACCAGGCAATAAGCGTAGCAGCGCAGATGTACATGACAACGGGTAAGTTCCCACCAACGCCAGCAGACATTTTGGAGTGTACCAGTAAGCTCAAGGCAGAAAGCAGCTACCTGAGCGAGCAGGAAGCATGGGCAACAGTGGCAAAGGCGTGTACAAATGGCGAGTGGATAGAAGGTGGATACAGCTACCAGAAAAACTTTGACAGACTCCCGAAGGTTTTGCAGAAGGCGGTAGGAACGCCGGAAACGCTCCGCAATTGGAGTCAAGTCGATATGGCGACCATGCAGACGGTCATACAGTCAAACTTCCTCAGAAGCTACAGAGCGGCGTTAGAAGCACAAAAGGAGATAGACAAGTACCCACCGAAGCTCCAAGAGATGATACGGGCGGCGGGAGCGATAGAGCAGAAGGAAACAATACCAGAACTACCCACACTAGGAGAAATAGTTGGGCGGTTAGAGCAGGATAATAAAAATTATCCCCCGGAGCAGTGCGAGGGAGCGTTAGGGGATTGGATAGCGGAAAAGAAAGAGAGGTTAGGCTATGGATGCAATGATTAATGCGACATGGTTCCGGGCGAAGGAATACGACGATGAAGTGATGGGGAAAGGAGTAATCCCGGCAGAAGTCACGATCACCGTCAAAGACAAAGAGGTAGCGCAAGGGATGCTCGAATTGTTTAGGACGGGCGTTGAAAACAGCGGAGACATGAAAAAAATAGAGGCATACGCCAGAGGCTACAACGAACTGAGCAAGGCTATTAAAGAGGCATGGGGGACAGGAAATGGCAGACCGATACAATGAGGAGATCAAAAAAATGTATGAGGAGGAAAAGTGGTTTTTAGCGCAGCGTCCGGTTTGTGTTATCTGTCAAGAAAAAATACGAGACGGAGAAGCGTTTTACAATCGCAAAATTGGATATATATGCAATGAATGTATAGAGGCCGGCATGTCAGGGGTAATAAGCGAATGAATGATTTTGTAAAAGAATATTTAGAAACACAGCGCCTTGAGGCGGAATATGAGTGCAGAACAGCACACAAAGCAATCAAACGAGGTGCGACAAGTTACAACGAATATGAGCAGGGATACGAGGAGAAAGAAGAACAATGACATTATACGAGATTGACAGTGCAATTATGGATTGCGTAGACGAAGAAACAGGAGAAATTATTGACCTTGAAAAACTTGAGACTCTCAACATTGAGAGAGACAAAAAGGTGGAGGGAATCGCACTGGCGGTGAAGAATTATGCCGCAGAAGCAAAGGCAATCAAAGAAGAGGAAGAAAAGCTTGCAAAGCGCCGCAGAAGTTGCGAGAACGCCGCACAGAGGTGCAAGGACTATTTGTCCCATGCTCTTGATGGCGAAAAGCTCAAAACGGCAAGAGTAAGCGTATTCTACAAGAGCAGCGAGTCTGTGGCTATTGACGATTTGGACAGCCTGGCAGAGGAATACATCAGAATTCCAGAGCCACAGGCAGACAAGACAGCGATTAAAAAGGCGATTAAAGCCGGGAAAGAGGTCACAGGGGCGCATCTTGAGACCTCAAAGAGCGTGATCGTGAGGTAAGAAAGATGGGAGATGTTTACACAAAGTTACAAAAAATTCAGGCAGAATTAAAGGTACCTAAGAGTAAATACAGTGAGTATGGCGGCTATAGTTACAGGAGCTTAGAGGACATCTATGAGGCAGTAAAGCCTTTATTGGACAGGGAAGGCTTAATATTAGCCGTAAACGACGAAGTTATTATGCTGGGCAACCGATTTTACATAAAGGCGACAGCGATTTTAAAAGACATAGAAAGCGAGGGCAGTTTTCGCACTACAGCATACGCCCGGGAGGAGGAAAGCAAAAAAAAGATGGATGCAGCACAAGTTACCGGCTCAGCATCGAGCTACGCGAGAAAATACGCGTTAAATAGCTTGTTTCTTCTGGATGACTCGAAAGACGCGGATACAGACGAATACAAACGCAACGAGGTTATCACAGAGAAAGAAGCAAAACGGCTCTATGATTTGATGCAAAAAAAGGGAATGACGGAAGCCCAAATTAAAGAATGGGCAAGTCAAAGAGGCTTAAAATCATTGTATCAGACGACACAACAACAATATGCCGAAGCCATGAAGGAATTAGGACTAAAATAGCATGGATTTAACTGGAAAAATAAAAAACTTAGCAGTGGATTATTTTAGCAAAAAGATAACAGTTACCCTGGAAATTAACGAGGCGGAGCGGTTTATAAAGGGCGTGGATGAACTGAAAAAGCTGGAAAAGCTGTCCGTAATAATTAAACCGTTCCGCAAGAAAAGGAGCTTGTCGGCAAACGCTTATTTCCACGTCCTAGTCACCAAAATAGCGGAAAAAGTCGGAACGAGCAAGGCAGAAGCCAAGAATTTGATGATAGGCAGATACGGACAGCCGGAGCTGATAAAAGGGGACATAGCAGTTTTAAAAACCAATGTTCCAACCAACATCATGTACAAAAAAGAGGACATTCACACGGTTGCGATAGGACGGCGGCTAGAAAAAGGCAAAGAGGTAGTGTTTTACAGGCTCATGCGAGGTTCGCACACCTACGACAGCCGGGAAATGAGCGAGCTAATCAAAGGCACGATACAGGAAGCGGAAGACTTAGGAATTGAAACGCTAACACCAAGAGAATTGGAACAAATGTTAGGAAAATGGAAGCCAAGAAAGGAAGAAGAGAAATGAAAAAATTTGAATTAACAACAGAATTTATCACAAATGCGCTTGGAAAAAAGTTATTTAGAATCAAAGCACTGGTTGAATTTGGGAGCGTGAAAGCCGGAGAGCTAGGCGGGTACGCGGAGAAAGAGGAAAATATATCACAAGACGGCAATGCATGGGTTTCCGGCGACGCAAGGGTTTACGGCAACGCATGGGTGTCCGGCGACGCAAGGGTTTACGGCGATGCATGGGTGCACGGCAATGCAAAGGTTTTCGGCAATGCAGAGGTGTACGGCGATACAGAGGTTTCCGGCGATGCATTGGTGTACGGCAATGCAAAGGTGTCCGACAATGTAAGGGTGTCCGACAATGCAAAGGTTTTCGGCAATGCAGAGGTGTACGGCGATGCAAAGGTGTCCGACAATGCAAAGGTTTTCGGCAATGCAGAGGTGTACGGCGATGCAAAGGTTTTCGGCAATGCATGGGTTTCCGACGATGCATGTGTGTACGGCGATGCAAAGGTTTTCGGCAATGCATGGGTTTCTGGCGATGCAAAGGTGTCCGACAATGCAAAGGTTTTCGGCAATGCAGAGGTGTACGGCGATACAGAGGTTTCCGGCGATGCAAAGGTGTCCGACAATGCAGAGGTTTCCGGCGATGCAGATTATGCATTAGTAAAGGGATTCGGGGCAGAATTCCGATGCACAACTTTTTACAGAGATAAAAATAAAAAAATAATGGTTAACTGCGGATGCTTCCATGGAGATTTGGAAGCATTCAGAAAACAGGTAAAAGAAACACGAAGCGGAAAAATAGCAAAAGAATACCTAATGATTGCTGATTTAATGGAATATCATTTCACAAGCGAGGGTTCCAACAATGAATAGCGTACTACAAACAAAAAAAGAGTGTTTTTTCTGCAAAACAACCCAAAATTTACATAGGCATCACGTCTTATATGGCAGTAGCAACAGAAAGCAAGCCGAAAAGTATGGTTTTACAGTTTATTTGTGCTTGAGTCACCATACCAACGGCGGTGAGGCAGTACATCGCAATCCCAACGGACCACTAGACAGGTATCTCAAGGAGCTAGCGCAGAAGTACTGGGAAGAGAACAACGGAACGAGGGAAGAATTTATCAAAACATTTGGGAGGAATTACCTGTGAACAAATTTAGAAATAAAAAGATTTTTACGAAAGATGGGAAGTTTGATAGCAAGAGAGAAATGCATCGTTATTTAGAATTGGCGGCGATGCAAGAGGCAGGGGAAATTACAGGATTAGAGCGACAGCCGAGATACATACTTGTGGGCAGCCAAAAGCGAGAAGACGGCACTACAGAGCGCCCCGTATCATATACAGCAGATTTCCGATATACAGACAAGGAAGGCAGGATTATTGTCGAGGACGTAAAATCCCCTCGCACAAGAAAAAATCCGGAATATATCATAAAAAGAAAGTTGATGCTTGAACGGTATGGCATCACGATCAGGGAGGTGGCGTAATGGTATCAACTTCTGCAAATGGAAACAGTGTGGAGATTAATTTGAATAACAGAGAGTGGTACAAAGGGCGTAGAATCTGCCCTAGATGTAGAATTAATGATGCATTTGGAAATTTTGTACATTGCGCAGAATGCTTGGAGAAAATTTCGGAGAACAACATAAAGTATAGGGATAAAAGGACAGAATACGATAAAAGGGGGAATGCTGCAAAAAAAGTAAAATATGCTAAACGAAAGCGAAGCGGCATATGCACAGCGTGTGGGAAAAAGGCCCAACAGCAAGGGCAGTTATGCACGGAATGCTATGTCAAGCGAAGAAAGCGAAGACTAGCATCGAGAGAATATACCGAAAAGAAAGCCCCAGGAGAGGCATTTAGAGAAAGAATGCAAGCAGGACTATGTATGTATTGCGGAAAGCCACAAGTAAAAGGCTATAAATTTTGCAAGGAGCATTTGCCTATACTACAAGAGAGGGCGAGCGTGTTAGGAAAAAATAAAGATAATGCTATGAGAAAAGAGGTAGAAGCATCATGGAAAATGCACAAATCGAAGACTTCAGAGAATATTTGATTGAGAATGAAAAAGCAGATAACACTATTGCTGTATATCTCTGTAGTTTGAAAAAGTATTTTGCTATTTTTAGCGAAGTTAACAAGCGCAATATGATTGGATTTAAACAGATTATGTTGAATAATTATTCGGCAAAAACGGCAGCAAATCGCTGTGTAGCAATGAATCAGTACTGTGATTATATAAATAAACCAGAGTGTAAAGTAAAAAGGATAAAAATACATAAACAGACGAGCGTGGAAAATGTGATCACTGTACAAGAATATACTAAATTATTGAAATGCTTAAAAGACGACAAAAAAGAAAAAGTCTACTGGATGATTCAGTTTCTTGCAAAAACGGGGGCCAGAGTTTCAGAATTTATTCAATTTGAACAAAAACATTTGCAAAGCGGAGAAGTGCAATTATGGACGAAAGGCAAAATCAGGAAAATATATATCCCAGCGGATTTGATTAAAGCGAGTGAAGATTATTTTAATAAACAACCGAACTGTAAATATATGTTTCCAAATCGGTACGGAGAGCAAATGACCACACGTGGAGTAGCATCTGCAATAAAACGTTGTGTAAAGTACGGAATACGAGAGGAAGTATTGCATCCTCATTCATTCCGCCACTTGTACGCAATACAATTTTTAAAAAATAACAACAATATCGCCCTTCTTGCCGACCTGATGGGACACGAAAACATATCTACGACATCGATATATTTAAGACTCTCGAGTGAGGAACAAAAAGAACAATTTAACAAAGCAATGAATTGGTAAACAACAAAAAGCTGGACACCCTCCGGGGTTAAGGATAGATACACATTACACAGCAACACGTTAACGGTTCCATGTGGAGCTATATGCCATTGATTCCTCCGGATTTATTCCGGAGGGGAAAGGAAAGAAAATGAAAGTAGAAGAAATGCAAAACAGTGAAGTGGAAGACTATTTTTTAGAACATTTAGAAATAGGCACATTGTTTGGTAAATTAACAGAAACGGCGGATGAATTGTCCAAAGCCGCAACGATGCGTGCGACAATTATGGGATTTAACCCAACCCCAGTGGAAGTGTTAAAAGCAGAGGGCATTTTGCGTAAAAATATGGCAGAAGTTATATTGATTTGCGAAATACTAGCCTGCAACACAGACGCGTGGGACGATGTTAAAGACACACAAGAAGAAATAGCGAGAAAATGGGTTGAGTTAATGATGAAGGATAAGGGAGAATAAGTATGACAGGTATATTTAAAAGAACACGCACAAAAGAAATTATAAGCACATGGGAAGAATTTAAAAATTGCTTGAAGATGGGAAAAGCAAAAGAATTCTTCGGTGAGAATGCATCTATGGAAGTCCAGGTGGAAGACTTCGGAGCGGTGGTTTTTGATGTCTTAGATTATGACAAGGAAAAGCTTGTAGATAAAAATAAAAAGCACAGTGTGACACTTGCGGTTCGGGATCTTATTTTTGACCCGATGCCATTTAGCAAAAATGGAAATAATAGCTGGGAAGAGTCAGATATTAGGAAACATATTAATAGCGAAGAATTTATCAATAGATTTGAACCAGAATTTCGTGAATTACTCTGCGAAGTGTATAAAGATAATGGACCAAAAGCAAAAGAAACTATAGATACGTTTTTTTTGCCGTCTGCTGAAGAAGTGAAAGGCGGATATGTATTTTTTGAGAACGAAAAAAAAAGAGCAAAAATTACTCCAGAAGGGGAAGCAACCTGGTACTGGACGCGTAGTGCGACCCGGGGCAGCGCGTACTACACCTGGGGCGTGAATCCGTCTGGGTACGTCAGTATCAACTACGGCGCGAGCTGGGCAGGTCGGTTCTGCCCAGCTTGTGTAATTGCAGTATAATATTTTAATCGTGCCCCTACGCGTCGGGGCACAGAAAGAAGAGAAAATGGGAAGAAGTATTTATCTCACAGAAAAAGAAATAATTGCGTTGATTGATACGTCAGGAGAATGGATTCAGATGATGATGAACGGAGATATTCCAACACAGCAAGAGGTAGAAGACAGACTAAACAACGGTTTAGGACGAGCACTGAAAAAGCTGTACAAAGGAACTAACGGGGAAAGAATTTATAAGGATTATTAAGGAAATGATGAACGATGACACAACAAAACCAGACACCTACATGAGCATATCAGAAAAATTTATGCAGGGTGAAATAAGCGAGGACGAATTTGCGGAGCGGTATAACCGATTGGTTGAGCAGGAAGCTGAAAAACACTGGGAACCAGTCGAACCACATGAGCATATATGAAAGGAATAAACGAAATGGAGAAAACAAAAACAGCTACAATAATTCCTTTTGAAGAAGTGGCGTACAAGGAACACGTAGTCGAAGCAGAAATTGTAGTTCATGGAAGCCGAGAAGAACCATATTACGAAATTAAATACAGAAAAGCTGGCGAGGCTAATTACAGTATCGGATATTCGTCTTACAATTTAAATATAGTATTTGGATTTTTAGATAAATATTTTGTATTTGATAATAAAAGATAGGAGAGCTAATATGAGTACAGTAAATAACGTGATAAGTAACGTGATGGCCACAATATGGGCAGTGATTGCTTTGTCGGAATGGATACTAGCAGAAGAAAAAGAAGATAAGATTTATGCAGCAGTAATGATGATATTAGCGATGATTACGCGGAGGTAAGAAAATTGAGCAATCCCAAACACGACTGGTATGGACACGCAGTAAAGCAGGTAAAAAAATACCCAGACAAACTGATTGCAGAAAATACAGCTCAGTCAGCCCTATGGATGTATGCTATTAACAAGGCGATAAAGCAGACAGAGGGGATGGACAACGGATTGGACAGAATGAAAGCCGTACAGCTGGTATATTTTGAGGATAGATACACGATAGCAGGGGCGGCGGATAAGCTTGGATATGCAGAAATGACTATACGCAGATGGCTTAGTGCTTTCGCCAATTTGGCTGGGAAATATGCGGGATATTAGAGAGGGAGAATTATCTCCCTCTCTTTTTTATGTTTGTCTAACATGGCTTAAAAGATGTCGTACAATACACTTGTACGGACGAGTACTGGTAACTTTTTGTGAAACATAACTTTCTCTATCTTTTTGTGGTAAAAGTGTAAACTCTCACCCGCGTAAAAGAGAGTACATAAGACGCCTATCCCACGGTGCCTTGTGTCCCATACAGGTTGCGGGTCTACAAGTGTTTAGAGACCAGCCGCTTTATTAGTCTTACCCCGGCGGCTGTTAAGGTGCAATTCCTTATACTTGTACTTAGTTGCATAATGCAACTGGTGCAAATGATTTTTTTCATATTTTCTTTCCTTTCATATAACCCCGTAAACAATCCATTACGGGGTTATGGTTGTATTTAGGAGGTGACCCAAAATGGGATAAGTAAATACCAGGAGTGGCTGACCCAAGAAGGGTTACTAAAAATAGAGGGATGGGCACGAGATGGATGCACAGACAAAGAAATTGCGGCAAACATCGGTATCAATCCAGACACTTTGTACACATGGAAGAAAAAATTCCCAATTTTAGCCGAGTCCTTAAAAAAGGGAAAAGACGTTGTGGACAGACAGGTAGAAAAAAGCCTGCTACAACGGGCGTTAGGGTACAGCTACGAGGAGACGAGCGAAAAGTACGAAGGCGGAGTAATGACGGAGCGAAAAGTAACAGAGAGGCACATTCCGCCGGATACAACAGCGCAGATATTTTGGTTAAAGAACAGGAAGCCAGAACAATGGAGAGATAAGCCACAGTCAGAGAGTGCAAGCGATAAAGCACTGGCAAAAGCTATTGAGATTCTCGGGGGTGTCAATAGTGTCATTGACTAACAAACAGGCAGAATATCTACAAGGTTGTAACCATCGTTGGAACGTAAAGACCGGTGCTACAGGTTCCGGAAAATCCTTTGTGGACTACGCGATCGTAATTCCTCAACGCCTGACACATCTAAAAGGATTAGGGTTGGCTGTGATGCTGGGTAACACCCGTGGCACACTACAGCGAAACATACTTGACCCTATGCGAGAGATATGGGGCGAGGAGCTAGTTGGCGAGATACGCAGTGACAATACAGTACAGCTATTTGGCAAAAAGGTATATGCATTAGGTGCTGACAACAAGAAACACGTTGCAAGGATACAGGGAGCAACAATTGAGTATGCATACGGCGATGAGGTGACAACTTGGAATCAAGAAGTGTTTGAGATGTTAAAATCTCGTCTCAGGACGTCACGCAGTCATTTCGATGGGACGTGCAATCCGGCAGGGCCAAAGCACTGGTTTAAAAGTTTTCTGGATTCCGATGCCGATATATTTCAGCAGGCGTACAACATACACGATGGCTGCCTGCCCCCGGCGGTAGTGGACGAGTTAATAAAAGAGTACTCAGGGACACACAGGTATCAACGCTACATACTAGGCAACTGGGCAGTGGCCGAGGGGCTTGTGTATGATATGTTTTCGGAAGAAAGGCACGTTTGTAAGGCGGAGACTAGCGGGGAGATAATTGTTAGCTCCGATTTTGGTATGCAGAACGCCACCGTCTTCCTAGTCTGGCAAAAAAGAGTAGATACCGGTAACTGGCACTGCGTAAAAGAATACTACTATTCTGGCAGGGAGAACAACCGAATGAAGCCGGTCAGCGAGCTGGTAAAAGGACTAGAGGATACGCTAAACGGGCAGAAAGATGATTTGGTCATTGTTGACCCATCCGCCGCCGCCCTCATCGTGGAGCTACGCAGTAGAGGGCACAAGGTCAAAAAGGCGGATAACACTGTTAACGATGGGATAGCAGATGTTGAGACGATGTTGACACAAGACAAATTATCGTTTGACCCGTCTTGCACGCACACGATCGAGGAATTTGGTATCTATGCGTGGGACCCAACAGCGGCTGACAAGGGAAGGGACGAAGTTATAAAACAGTCAGATCACGCAATGGACGCTATCAGGTATTTTGTAAAAACAAAAAAACTCGTCAAGCGCAGCCGAACAAGACAATACAAATCAATTCTAGGGTGACGACAAATGTATTTATCATATCAAGATTTCATTGCCGCAAAAGACAAAGGGCAATTTATAAATCAGTTTATAAAATTCCACGAGAGTACAGAAGCATACAAAGAGGCGTTAAAAGCGGACAAGTACGATGCACAGGAAAACGAGACTATCTTGCAGTTTCAGCGTGTTTACTACACTTTATTGGGTCAGAAAAAAGTGGACAATTTCTCATCCAATGCGCAGATATGCTCTAATTTCTTTCACAAATTAAATACACAGCGTTGTTCGTACAGTCTGGGAAACGGTGTCTTTTTTAACGATATGAGCGTTAAAGATAAACTAGGCAAACAATTCGACAGACGAATTAAAGAGGCGGCTTACAATGCATTAATCCATGGTCAGTCCTTCTTGTTCTGGAATGTGGACCACGTGCACGAATTTCCTTTTACGCAGTTCGCCCCAATGTGGGACGAGGACACAGGGGCGTTGATGGCGGGCATACGATTCTGGCAGTTGGACGAACAAAAACCATTTAAGGTTGTGCTGTACGAAGTAGATGGATATACAACCTACAGCGCAAAAAGTAAATTCGGAGAATTAAAAGAGAACGCTCCCAAACGAGCATACAGACAGAGGGTCGAGGTTGCGAACAATTTGGAACCCGAAATCATCGGGGAAGAAAACTATAGTAGCCTCCCTATTGTACCAATGTTTGGAAACAAAAGGCATATAAGCACCCTGAGGGGGATGCAGTCAAAGATTGATGCCTACGACGCGGTGCAATCCGGGTTTGCCAATGATTTAGACGACTGTGCGCAGATGTATTGGCTAATTTCCAACGCTGACGGCATGACAGACGACGAACTGGCGGAATTCAGAGACCGGCTCAAATTTCAGCACATCGCAAAGGCCGAGGAGGGGCAGGTACAGGCATACACACAAGAACCACCGTATACCGCCAGAAAAGAGTTCCTCACGCAGATGCGGTCAGAAATTTATGAGGACTTCGGGGCGTTGGATGTACACGCCATAGCCGCCGGAGCAACAAATGACCACATCGACGCCGCATATCAACCACTAGACGACAATGCAGATGATTTTGAGTACTTCGTGGGCGATGCGATCGAGAAAATTCTGGAGCTTGCGGGGATTGATGACGAGCCGCAATTTAAGCGGAACAGAATCAGTAACGAGAAAGAGCGTACAGATATGATTCTTGAAGCGGCAAACTATCTGGACGAAGAAACCATCCTGAAAAAATTACCGTTTGTTGCACCGGAGGAAGTGCCGGACATTTTGGCAAAGCTGGACGAAGAATCATATAACCGCTACACAGAACCAATTGAACCCGATGCGCCGGAAGATAACCCGGAAGGGGATGAATAAACATGTATCCATCCGACAAGTGGACAGAACAGGAGTTACAAAAGCTAGAAAAGCGGCTGACAGACGTATACAAGCAGGCCGAAAAGGAACTTGACGGCAAAGCGAAGAACTATTTTAAACAATTCTCCAGCCGGTATGTCAAAGAATATGTGGCATATCAGGCAGGAAAGTACACCAAGAAAGAATTTGAAGAATGGTTGATGAACCAGTATGGCAGAGGGCAGAGGTGGGAAGCACTGCGTGAGGACATGGCTCGGAGACTGGCAGAATCAAATCAGATTGCCGCGGCATATATCAACGAGAAGACCCCACTTATTATCGCCCTCAATCGTAATTTTGAGGCATACATGATTAAATCTCTTGTGCCTGACAGACAGATAAAAGAGATTGGAGATATTGCTTTTAATTTGGTTGATGAGCATACAGTTAAGCGGCTGACAGTCAGAAAACAAAAGATTCTCCCGCCTAGGAGAGTGCTAAAAAGCAAGGATGTGCATTGGAATAAAAAGAAATTGCAAAATGCACTACTGCAAGGAATTTTACAGGGTGACAACATAAAAAAGCTCGCAGGGCGATTCCAAGACGTTACAGGCATGAATCATACTGCCGCAATTAGAAATGCCCGCACAGCGTTTACAGGGGCACAGAATGGGGGCAGACAGGCGGCATACGAGGAAGCCTACCAGATGGGAATTGATGTAGTTAAGCATTGGACAGCAACAAAGGACTTGAGGACACGAGACAGTCACAGGGCATTAGACGGTGAAGAAGTACCGTTTAATATGACTTACTCCAATGGCCTCATGTATCCGGGAGACCCAAGCGGAATCCCGGCGGAAGTTTATAACTGTCGTTGTACGCAGAGAACTACACTGCCTGCCGAACTGGCACAACCGCGAATGATACGTGTCAGAAACCCAGAGACAGGCAGAAACGAAGTCGTGGAGGACATGACCTATTATGAATGGTTAGCAACGCAAAGGGGGCGAATATAATGGCGGATATTGATGTTGTGAGCCACGTGGACGAAGTAATTTTAAAGACCACCATGGCACTTGCAAGGGCGTTAGAACAGGCAGGAGCCGCCGCAGAAGGGCACGCAAAAGACCTTTGCCCGGTCGATACAGGCGCGTTGAGAAACAGCATTACGCACCAGACCGACTTGGAGAATCTCACAGAGATAATCGGGAGTAATGAAGAATATGCCGCCTATGTAGAGTTAGGAACTGGCGTGTATTACAAGGGAGGACGAAAGACCCCATGGACTTATCAGGATGATAAGGGACAATGGCATATCACAAACGGTCAGAGAGCACAACCGTATTTAAAACCGGCGGCGGCAAATTACACAAAAGAATACACAGCAATCATTGCAGACGAATTAAAAGGAGCGATGGGATAATGAACAGATTGTCTTTGCTCGTCAAGGCAAGAGAAACTGCAGAGTATTTTACTGATAAAAAGTTTAAATACTCTCAGAGCGTAGCGAATAGCTGGGCGAGCGCAAAGAAGAAAAAGGTAAGTAATTGTGCATCGTATGTATGCTATTGCCTACAGCAATTAGGCATCCTCAAACCGGGACAACTGTTTTATTGCAACAGGAACGGAACAGTTGTCTATAAGGGCGCAGGAACAAAAGCGGCTATATCAAAACGATATAGATTGATAAAAGTAAATAAATTACCCCGGGATTATAAAAGCAAATTAAAACCGGGAGATATTTGCTTTTACCGCCTGCATACCAATATTTTCGCAGGAATAAACGAGAATAATAAAATGGTTTGGTGGGATGCCGGAAAGGCTAGCACAAATACTAAAAAAGCAGGCGGAACATACAAAAAGATACACAGAGTCATCAACGGAAAACAGAAGATTTTATATGTGTTGAGATGGAGGTAAAAAATGAAAAAATTATTTATTAGTCAGCCGATGAAAGGCAAATCAGATGAGGAAATTTTAAAAGAGAGAGAAAATGCAATTAAAAGCGCAGAAGAACTGTTGGAAGAACCAGTAGAGTTGATTGATTCGTTCTTTCAGTCGGCACCCGCTGACGCTAGACCACTCTGGTTTTTAGGGAAGTCTCTTGAACTACTATCAATCGCTGACATTGCGTTTTTTGCAAAAGGTTGGGAAGATGCAAGAGGGTGCAAAATTGAACATACTTGTGCTGTCGAGTACGGGATTACAACAATCGCAGATTGTAAAGGAGAAAAATATGGCACAGAAGAAAATTATTGATGTGTCGGTATACAACGGCACAATCGACTGGAGGAAAGTAAAGAAATACGGTTGCGATGGTGCAATCATTAAGATTATCCGCAAGGATTTAGGCAAAGATAAAAAATTTGAAGAGAACTATAAAAAGTGTGAGAAATTGGGTATCTCATGGGGCGTGTATAACTACACATACGCAACCACAGTAGCAAAAGCTAAGTCAGACATGGAACTTGTGTGTGACATCCTCGACAAAGTCAGCAAAAAGCATTTTAAATACGGCGTTTGGTTTGACATTGAGGACAAAGTGCAGGCAGGGCTAAGCAAAGTAAAGATTGCCGAGATTATCAATGCGGCACAGACTGTCGTTGAGTCAAGAGGCTATAAATTTGGTGTTTACACCGGGATGTCGTATTTTTCGGAGCATATTGATAAAAACAAGGTCAAGTGTAAAAACTGGTGGATTGCACGTTATTACAAAGGCTATAACCGCATGGCATTTAAAGCGACACCAAACAAATCTTATAAGCCTACAAACGTAGCCGACCTTATGGTGTGGCAATATACTAGCTCTGGCGTGTTTCCAGCCAAGGCTTCAACCGGCAACGGCGGCAAGTTTGATTTAAATATTTTGTATCACGACTTCCCGGCGACGGTGCAGAAGGAAGAAACAACAAAAAAGGTTAAATACACCGGGAAATTTCCTAAATTGCCGCCACGCGGCTACTATGCGTTTTTAGACGGCATCACGGTATTAAAAAACACAAGGGAAGAAATTGAGAAATTGCAGAAGTTTTTAAACTGGGCTATCGGCTCAAAATTAGAAACTGACGGCAAATATGGAGAAAAGACAGAAGATGCAGTTAGTATTTTCCAGTCGAAATGTAAATTAAAAATTGACGGCAAATTTGGGGCGAAATCCCTTAAAGCTGCAAAATTATTTAGTAAGTAATCACGAAGTACTGTGATTTACATATAAAGTCATTTAGGGAAAGAAATCCCTCAAAGAAAAGGAGTAATCAAATGGCATTAACAAGAGCTTTTTTAAAAAGCATGACACTTACAGACGAGCAGGTTTCCGCGATTATCGAAGAACACTCTGCAACCGTTACGGGTCTCAAGAACGAGATTAGTAAATACAAAGAGGACGCGGAGAAAGTCCCGGGCCTCCAGAAGAAATTGGAGGACTACGAAAAGGATGATTGGAAAGGCAAGTACGAGAAAGAACACGCAGGTTTTGAGAACTACAAAGCCGAACAGAACGAGAAAGCGTCATACAACGCGAAAGAAGCCGCATACAAAAAGATGCTTGAAGATTCCGGCGTGTCCAGCAAAGTAATTGGCCTTGTATTAAAAGCGTCAAAAGAGACTATTGATAATTTAAAAATCGGAGCTGACGGCAAATTTGAGAATGCAACAGAGGTAGAAAAAGGCATCAAAGAAGCGTATGCCGACTATATTACAACTGAAAAGACTCATGGTGCTAACGTATCAAATCCACCGGGAGGAGAACCGGGGAAAATGACCAAGGAAGAAATCATGGAAATTAAGGATGCGGGCGAACGTCAGAAAGCGATTGCGGAAAATCACGAACTTTTTGGCTATTGAAAGGAGTAGACAATGGCAGGAGTAACCACTAGCACTGTATTAAATACAGATAGCGCTCTCAAAGCGAGAGAAATTGATTTTGTAACAAGATTTGACAAAAATTGGGATGCATTAAGAACTATCTTAGGAATCTTTAAGCCCATCAGAAAAGAGCCGGGCACTAGCTTAGTAACCTACGAGGCGCAGATGAAAGACGAAGCCTTACAGGGCGGCGCAAGTGTGGGTGAGGGAGAGGCAATCCCTTTTACACAGTTTAAGGTCGTAGAAAGCAAAAGGGAAGATATTGTCGTAGAAAAATACGCTAAATCTTTAACTCTTGAGTCTGTGGCAAAATGGGGCGCAACCGTTGCGATTGAAAAAACAGATGATGCCTTTATGGTTGAGCTGCAGAACAAGGTTTTAAAGGATTTTTACACATTTTTAAAAACAGGAACATTAAAAGGAACACAGAAGAAATGGCAGAAAGCACTTGCAATCGCAAAAGGTGCTGTACTCAACAAATTCGCAGGGATGAACAGAAACGTAACCGAAGTCGTAGGATTTGCAAACGTAATGGATTTTTACGACTGGTTAGGTGATAAAGAGATTACCGTACAGACAATGTTTGGATTGCAGTATATCAAAGATTTCTTTGGCTTCTCTACACTGTTCCTCCTCCCTGACGACTACATCCCGGCAAAAACCGTCATCGCAACACCGGTGGAAAATATTGATTTATATTATATTGATCCCGGTGACAGCGATTTCAAAAAGCTTGGCCTGGACTACACAACATCTGGCGAAACAAATCTGATTGGATTCCACGCAGGCGGCAACTATACAAACGCCACAGGCGAAACATACGCCATTATGGGCATGAAACTGTGGGCAGAATACCTTGACGGCATTTGCGTAGTCACCGTTGGAACTACAGAAACTATCCCAGAAGTATCAAGCACCGTTTCAAAAGCAAGTTCGAACGGAAAATAAAAGGGGTTGATTGAGTGCTTTACGAAGTCATGAATCATATTCACAATTTCTTCCCGGTCAAAGGAGCGGCAATCACAGGCAAAATAACAATCGGGGAATGGCTTTTTGACACGCACATAGATGCAACGACAGACACCGAAGACCTACGTTATTCTGGCACCGCGATTCGCCTCCCGCTACAGGACGGGCAATATTATTTAATCAGCGGCTCTATCTTTAATGACGGGGTTTATCAGTACCACAAAGGCGATACTGCCCCGTTACAGGAGGAGACGTTTGACGGCGTAGTGGTTCCACTGGCTATCCCTAAACCGTTTTTATCACTGGTGGACGAAATCAGCGAGTGGCAGGCGAAGAATGGCAATTTAGGAGCGTATCAGTCGGAGTCATTTGGCGGCTATTCGTACAGCAGGGCAACAAATTCTAAAGGCGAGGCTTACACGTGGCAGGATGCCTTTAGAGCACGCCTGAACCCATGGAGGAAAATGGCATGAGTTTAATCAATGAATTTTTACAGGATTGCATACTCATGGATAAAAAGCGTACTTCTGACGGCGAGGGTGGATTTATCACTGAGTGGGTGGAAGGCGCTAAAATACAGGCGGCAATAATCCAAGATACCTCTATGTCTGCCAGGGTGGCAGAGAAAGAGGGTGTAACAGCAACATATACAATTACTACAGCTAAAACAGTAAAGCTAGACTATCATGATGTATTAAAAACAAAAGACGGAAAAATTTTTAGAGTTACATCAAATGCAGGAGAAAAAGAAACCCCTGCGTCGTCTAATTTAGATATAGCACAGGTCCCGGCGGAGAAGTGGGAGTTAACGTCATGACCCCAACAGCGGCACTGTATCAATTTTGGTCATCCTTCGGCATAACTGCATATCCGTCTAACAGGGTGCCGGAAGATACCGCATTTCCTTTTATCACATACGAACCAATTATAGCAAATTGGTGGACAGGTGCGGCCGCCGCTAGCGTCGTAAATGTCTGGTACCACACAGAATCTGAGGCAGTCCCAAACAAAAAGGCGAAAGAAATCAGTGACAGATTGCAAGGAGGTACTACGGTAAAATGCGATGATGGATTTATTTTCCTGTCGCAGGACCAGCCGTGGACTCCTTTAGTCGATGAAGCCGACTCGTCAATAGTACGCAGATACACAGTAATTACTATGCAATTTATAACTATTTAACGAGGTGAGCAAATGAAGTATACGCAGGTACCTTCTGACCTTTTCAAAAAAATACAGATTAACGCCGGTATTATTGTATCAGCTTTTGAGCCAGAAACGGGCGCCATAACAGCAACTAACATCCTCATGGCAACCAGCGGCGGTTGTAGCTTTAGCGCAGAGCCATCCTTTACGGATTTCGGGGAAGATATTGACAACGTACCCAAAAACACGATGGAACTCAAAGAAATCGAATCTATTGAAGTAAAATTATCAGGTACAGCCGTTACTATGGATACCACACAGGCTAAAAGCTTTATGGCAGCGGCAGACGTAGCAGGAAACAAAGTAACGCCAAGGTCAGATTTAAAGACAGAAGATTTTAAGGATATTTGGTGGATTGGTGACTATTCGGACGAAAATTCCGGGGATTCCGCCGGATTTATCGCAATCAAAATCATGAACGCCCTCTCAACGGGCGGATTTAAAATTAAATCAGATGATAAATCTAAAGGAAATTTCGATTTCGAATACACAGGACATTATAGCATTAAGAACGCAGAGACAGTACCTTACGAGGTCTATATTAAAACAGGCGAAGCGGCGTAGGAGGTAAAGCATGAGATTATCGGATTTAACAGCAGAACAGGGATTGGAAGCCATTGCGAATTCCCTTGAACATATCGGAAACATTGCAGACGATGATGACGCGCTTAAGCTGTGCCAGGAACTTGTGCCGCGGGAAGGTGAGAAATACATCAAAGTCTTTGCTAGGGGTGCTAAAACAGCCCCTAGACTGTTAAAAACGCACAAGGATGATGTAATTGGAATCTTAGCGGCGTTTGAATTACAGACAGTTGAGGAATACAAGAAAACGCACAAATTAATGGATGTTATCAAAGGCATGGTTGACCTTGTCAACGAACCGGAGGTACGTCAGCTTTTTTTCTCAGTGCCAACGGGCGCAACAGACGGACACTCTGGAGATGCGCAGGAGAATACAGAGGAAAAAGCGTAAAAGGCTTCCTACTGTATGTCAAAGCTAAGATTTTAGACGACACAGAGGAATTAATTTACAAACGATATATGGCCGATGGGCTGAAATATGTAACCGAAAGTATTTCGCAGGCGTTCGGCGGGAAATATCTCTATGTATCGTTTATTGATTTGATTGATAATAATAAAAAACAAACAGCAACAAAGACTGGCGAAGAAATAGCCGCAGACGTCATTAAAAAAGCCGGATTGGTGGTGATGAGTGATTGAATGTGATGGAATTGTTTGTCACTCTGGCAATCAAAGACACCGCATATAAGCAGGGGCTGAAAGACGCAGAAGGTAACGCCAGCTCGTCCACATCAAAAATCGGCGGGGCATTTAAAACAGTCGGGAAGGTGGCTAAAACAGCCATGGCGGCTGGTTCTGCCGCCGCCGTTGCATTTACAAAAACGTCAATAGATTCCGGAATGAATTTTGATACCGCGATGTCTCAGGTAGCAGCTACTATGGGAACAACCGTAGACAAAATAGAAAACGTCAAAGCCAAGGCTGAGGAAATGGGACGCACTACCAAGTACACCGCAACGGAAGCGGCCGAAGGCATGAACATTCTTGCCCAAGCTGGTTTGTCGGCGGATGAGCAGATTAGCGGCATCGGAACAGTACTTAACCTTGCTTCTGCCGGTGCTATGAGTCTGGAAGAATCGGCATCGTATACCGCAGGAGCTGTAAAGGGCTTTGGCGATTCGATGGGCAACGCATCTTATTATGCTGATTTAATGGCAAAGGGTGCTACTCTTGCGAATACAAACGTAAGGGGACTTGGAGAAGCCTTTTCCGGTTCTGCCGCCACGGCAAAAAACTACGGCCAAGCGGCGGACAGTGTCACGCTTTCCTTGCTCCGCTTGGCAGATCAGAACGTAACAGGTTCTGAGGCATCTACGGCGTTAAATAGGGCAATGGCAGACCTATATACTCCGACTGACGACGCATCAAAAGCATTAGATCAGTTAAAGGTATCCGCTTATAAAACAAACGGCGAAGCAAAAGACTTTAACGACCTCGTAGACGAGCTGAATGGCTCTTTACAGGGTATGACAGCGGAACAAAAAAACAACGCTCTTGCTACGATTTTTACAACACAAGGTTTACAGGCATTTAACAAAATGACCGCATCAAGTGATGCGACCGTGCAAAAATTTTGGAAAGGAATACAGGATTCTTCCGGCTCCGCGGCACAGCAGGCGGCTACACAGCTAGACAATCTAAAAGGTGACATAACCTTGCTATCTAGTGCTACAGAGGGCTTAGAACTGGGTTTTTACAATACTTTTTCGGGCGCTATCCGTGGTGCCATCAAAGATGTAACAAGCGAAGTTAGTGGATTGGCCGAGGCGATGGAATCCGGCGGCATAAGTGGCGCCCTTTCCAAACTGGCACAAGATGCAATTAATTTTAGCGGACAGTTGCCGGGGCTGACAAAAATCGGCGGTGACCTCATAAACGGGTTGATTTCGAGCGTTACTCAAAATTCTAGCAGTATTACAACTGCTGTCAGCCAACTGTTAAATAATCTCGCTTCTACGATTTCTACGGGGCTAAATGTATTTGCATCGGTCGGAGTTAATTTGTTAACGACTATCGCCAGCGGCATGGCTCAAGGTATTCCAACCTTTTTGGGGCAGGCGTTGCCGATGCTAACGCAATTCACAGAGTCACTGAGGGGTAACGCAGGAAAGCTAATAAATGCAGGCTTGACACTTATCCAGAATATCGCACAAGGATTAATTAACTCTATCCCTGTATTAATTGCATACGTACCTACGATCATAACAAATTTAGCCGGTATTATTAATGACAACGCACCAAAAATCCTTGCAACAGGAATAACAATCATAACAAATTTAGCGATTGGCTTAGTTCGTGCAATCCCGTTATTGATTGCCAATTTGCCAAAGATTATTACAGCTATTGTAAGTGTATTTACAGCGTTCAACTGGTTTTCACTTGGTAAAAACATTGTTACTGGCATAATAAAAGGGGTCAAAAATCTCCCATCGCTCTTAAAGACCGCTGCTAAAAATGCCGTAAATGGATTTAAAGGAGCATTTAAGGGGAATGGTATTTTATCGGCTGTAAAAGGAGCATTTACTAAGATACCATCAGCTGTTAAAAGTATCTTTACTAAGGCAGTATCCCTTGTAAAAAGCTTTCCTGGACGATTTAAGAGTGCCTTAAAGTTTAGCTGGTCTCTTCCGCACCTAAACCTACCGCACCTGAGTGTTTCCGGCGGAAAAGCTCCGTTTGGTATTGGCGGAAAGGGTTCCCTGCCGTCATTCCACATTAGCTGGTACAAAAAGGCTATGGAAAGTCCATATGTATTTTCTGATGCCACATTGTTTGGGGCAGGAGAAGCAGGAGATGAGATGCTGTACGGTCGTAGCAGGCTGATGAGTGACATTAGAGAGGCAACACAGGGAACAAAAAACGATGTAACTATTAACGTAACCGTAAACGGTGCAGATAACCCAGAAGAATGGGGAAGAAGAATGGCAAGCGAGCTTAGAAGGCAGGTGAAAATGGCATAATGGCAAAGAAAAATAAAAAATCTGCTGCTCCCAGCGGTCTGTCTATATCGAGAGACAATCTGAAATTTACAATATCTTGGAAGATACCGGCGAAAAAATATGAGGATGGACAGTGGCTGTGGTATCGTCTACATACAAAAAACGCCGGTGCATCCAAATGGGATTGGACAAAGTGGAAGAAAATAGATGTGGGAAAATCAGCAACCAAAAAAACAGTAGCACTTGATGCAAAAAATTATTATCCTGTCTCATCAAAATTATTAAATGCGATAGAGTTTAAGGTAAAGGGCAAAACAAAAAGTGATAAAAAGCATACCTATACAGCCGCACATTCCACAAAGACATTTACCATTTATGCACCAAATGCCCCTTCCGTTTCTTATTCTCTTGATGATACTGGCGCAAATAAAGGTACATTTACTTGGAATACCTCATACGAGGCAAATGATGCAAGGCATTTTGCAAGGACGCAGGTACAGACCGCGTTAATGACAAACTATAAGGGTGCCATTGCGAATGCTCGCTTTGCCAATTCGGCTTATACAGGAGCTTCTGGTACATGGGAAATAACAGAGGATGGTTCCCCAACACAGAGTATGACATTTTGCCGTATTGTAAGGGTAAAATCAAGAGGATGTGCCGGAGATTCCGGTTGGGGCTATGCATACCATTATTACAGTATCCCAGAGCGTCCAAACATACAGAGTACAGGGAGTAAAGAGATAGGCTCCTCTAGCCGCTATGTATGGGCAAACTGGGTGCAGGCATCGCCACGGGACCGCCCTGTGGATTCTATGGAGTTACAATACGCCATAGACACGCCAGAAAGTGGAGAGAGGTATACTGGCACATCGTGGAGTACAGGAGTAACTGTTGCGTACCATGATTATACGGTGTCAGCAGATTTTAACACGGACGACGGCATAGCGGAAGACCAGATCATGTGGACAAGGGTGCAAAGTACGCACGATAAAAAATATGCGTATTCCGAGCCACGAGTAGCGGCACGAGGGGCTTTAAAATCCCCGTCATTTGATACGGTATCGGCAACGGGAACAACGCTTACCATCAATAGCGTTGAGCGAAATACAGAGGTTCCTGACGCCAAAACAGCAATCTGGATGAAAATAGACAACGAGGAAAAAGGCATTATTGCGGTCACCGACAAAGAGGGCACAATCACAGTTACGTGTCCGGACGTTTCCGGCGGCGCTGAATACCAGATTGCCCTCAAGAATTTTACCGGAACTTCCACACCTCAAAATGGAGCGACTGGCACTACCTACAAACTTAGCCCTCTCATGCAGTCTGGGTGGATTTATTCGGAAACAAGAAAGATTGCAGTCCCGCCGAAAAATATAACTGCAATGGCGGTGGCATCTGATACCGTGGAACTAACATGGGATTGGTCGTGGAAAAATGCGGATGCGGCTACTGTTGCGTGGGCAGATCACGAGGATGCATGGATTAGTACGGAAGCCCCAACTACTTATGACGTGGAGGACAGGGAAACAACGTGGCATATCGGGTCCCTGGAATCGGCAAAAACATATTATTTCCGCGTAAGATTGCGGGATACGTCCGGGGACGAAGAAGTGCTATCTCCTTGGTCTGATACGGTTTCCGTATCACTGAGCGAGACACCAACAACACCTACATTAGCAACAACAGAAAACTATCTTAGTATGGACGACACAGTTATTTGTAGTGTCGGCTATACCGGAAACAGCAAAGCGAGCATAAAAATAGCGGAAGCGGTTAACGATGAGCCAGTTAAAGGCAAAGATGGAAACGTCGTTGTTTTAATGATGTCTTCCGGCATGGAGACATTATCGGAAACTATTGAAAACATTAATAAAATCTATACTGCAAGTGGCCTTTTGAGCAATCTATGGAATGTAGGAGAAATCCATTATTTAAAAGCAATGGTTACAGCACAGGGAGGCAAGGAAGGGGCATGGTCAGATTCTGTGGCTGTTGAAATTGTTGCAAAACCTGCGATAAACAGCGTGACAACAAATCTTGTTTCGGAATCAACTGCATATAATTCTGGCGATGTTACCACGGAAACGAGCGACCAGACAGTACCAGAATCATCGGAAGGTACAACAAATTATTTAGAGCAGCTACCATTAACGATAGCCCCGTCCTTCGGGGATTCTGCTGGCACAGCAAAAGTAACGATTGTCAGGGACGAGGATTATTATATTCTGCGCCCGGACGGATTAAAGGAACAACATTTTGCCAATGAAATTATTGCTAGTTTTACTGGCAACGAAACAGACAGCTACGCTATTGGCTTAAGCGACCTGATCGGGCAGATGGATGACGGTGCAAGGTACAGCATACAGATTGCATTTACAGATATTTATGACCATGTGGCAGAAAAAAAGATACCGTTTGTTGTACGGTGGAAACATCAGCCGGAAGTACCAACGGCCACTGTAAATACGATTGCAGACAACAAAACAGCGAGTATTGTCGTTGCTAAACCAACTACATATGCTGATGGGGATACATTTGACCTATACCGGATGAGTGTAGACAGAGCGGAATTGATTCTGGAAAATGGGGTTTATGGCCAGAAATATGTTGACCCGTACCCGGCGTTAAATGAGTACGGCGGCATACTGGTTGTAAATAAAACCGCCAACGGTGACTATATAACGTCAGATAGTTCGTTTGCATGGTTATATAGCGATTTTTCCATCGAATATAAAAAGGCAATCATTGATTTTGACGGTGAATCTATCGAAATCCAGTATAACATTGACTGTGATAATTCGTGGGATAAAGATTTTGAGAGGACGGTATACCTTGGGGGCTCTGTGCAAGGCGATTGGAACCCAGCAGTCACTCGTGATTTAAAAATTGATGCAGTAAGTATCTCACTAACAGAACCAACGATGATTGAGCAAATGAGGCGGCTCGCAACGTATCCCGGAATATGCCACGTTAGGACACCAGATGGTTCATCGTTTTCCTGCGATATACAGGTGTCGGAGAAAAAAGACCACGATAATAAAATGAGGACAGATTTCTCATTAACGATAAAAAAAGTGGATTCGGAAGAACTGGATGCTGTGACGGAAGAACAGTGGAACGCAGAGCATCCTAATGAGGTGGCGTGATGGATTGGAGCAAAGGATTTTCAGCAAGATATATTTTAACAACAGTTGACCCTAAGACGTGGACAGACCGTCAAGAATTTGAATTTACTGAGGGCAGTATTGACCGGGACAGCACGTCAGATTTAAGGGAATCTGCCTCCGTCACAATGACAGAAAAGATAACAGACAATGAGTGTTGGGTCCGCATTTACCTACAAGCCAAACAGGGAGGGTCGGGAGCAAAAGTAGCGCTATTTACTGGCCTGACCGCCTTCCCAGAAAGAAAGCTTGATGGTGTGAGAGAAACTTACAATATTGACTGTTATTCCGTTCTCAAGCCGGCAGATGATGTAATCCTGCCGCGTGGCTATTATGCACCAGCCGGTAGCGGAGCAAAACAGATTAAAAATCTGCTTAATGATTGCATCCCCGCCCCTGTGTATGTCGAAGGAACATCGCCGATAACTACAGATAATATCGTTGCGGAAGATGGGGAAACAAGGCTCACAATGGCGCTGCATATTTTAGATGCCATTGGCTGGCGGATGCGAATACTTGGCGATGGAAGTATTGTTATCTGCGCAAATGATAATAATAGCAGTCTTACGGTGGGAATTAACGCGAACGACATAATAGAGTGTGATGTAACAGACACATTTAATTGGTATGACACACCAAATTGTTTCATGGCGATACACGATGATTACGGAGCGGCTATTGCAAGGGATGATAGTCCAGATAGCTTTTTATCAACGGTAAATCGTGGTAGGGAAGTGTGGAAATCGGAAACAGGCGTTGAATTATCCTCCGGGGAAAGCATAGCGGCTTATGCTGTTAGAAAACTAAAAGAATTGCAGAATCCTGCCAGAACGATACAGTACAGCCGGCGATTTTTCGAGGACGTTCTTTTAGGCGATGTGGTCTTTTTAAATTATCCGCGGCATAACCTTACTGGGAAATTTAGGATAACATCACAAACACTATCTCTGGAACACGGCTGCCGCACAAAGGAAGAGGTGGAAAGCATTGAATGATTTTGTAAAAGAGATTGCCTCGACGATGAAGCAAAGCAAAACAAAAGCATATGATACAGTTGCGGAAGTCCTTCGGGTTGACGAAAAAACGGCATATGTCCACATTGACGGCGGAGCAGACGAAACCCCCGCACAGATGACTATTAATTGTAAAGAAGGGGATAGCGTAAAAATACGTGTTTCTGGCGGAAGAGCATGGCTCACTGGAAATCTCACATCTCCGCCAACGGATGATACAGCCGCAAATAAAGCGAACAAGACAGTTACTAAGGTAAAAAAATCCTATGAGAATTTTAAATATGCTACTGAGGAAAATTTTAATAGTCAGGAAACCAAGATATTAGAGGCTGCTAAAGTTGCAACTAACTTTATGAAATATATCGAAGGACTTGGATTAGTTGTCGGTGATATGCGAGGCAATGAACTTGGACAGAACGCGTTACTTGACGCAAATGGAATGTGTGTGCGCAACAATAACAGCGAAATTGTACGATTTGGAATTACAGATATTAAGGTAGTGAATGAAGATGGAGACCCTGTTTATAGTGGTACTGGTTCTGTTGTAAAGTCACGAAACAACATTGTTGTATCAACACAGCAAACAAAAGATGCAGGTAATACTAATGCCGGTGGTAAGGCTGCGCTTGAATTATATTATGATAGTGCAAAAGATAATATGAGTCTCTCGTTATCTGTAAAAAGTGGAACATCCTATACTGATTTGTACGAAAGCATTGGAAATGGGATATATGCTGATAACTCTAATACAAAGATTGTGTCTTCAGACGTAATAAAGTTGGATGCAGGGAGAATATATTTATCCACCTATTTAGGGACTTGGAGACCATATTTTTGCGCTGGCGATTCGATCAGTGCAACTTTTGGTACTGCTGGATATATTACGAGTTCCGGCAAGGATGTCATTTTTATAATTCCATTATCAAAACCAATAATTGGGAACCCGACGGTAACAGTAACAAGTGTGGAAGGGCTTATGGTCCGACAAAATAATAAGTATTTGTATGGTGGCTCATCAACAAAATATGTCAAACCTAGCAAATATACTGTACACTCAACGCTTAGTGGAGGCTGCATCCATGTATTTGCAACAATGCCAAATACTACAGATGTTACAAACAATAGTCCTTGCGGCATCTGGGCTAATATTAAGATAACATTCTCATAGGAGGAATAATAAAATTGGCTTTAAAAAAAGAAATTCGTCAAAGCGACGGCGTAGTTACTAATTATCACAGAATATTATATATTCAGTCTACAATCAACAGTCATGATTCAATAGCTGTAGTATCTTATGTAGATGAGATTGGTAGAGCTATGGAAAGCAACGGTGACAGACCGTACAGAGCCGCTGTTACATATGAGAAAGAGTATGAAGAGAATATGACTATTGAAGATGCTTATAAGTATCTCAAAACACTTTCAGAGTACGAAGATGCAGAGGATATATGATACGATTTATGTATAAGGAGGCGAAAGCATGATAGCTAGTGGAACAATAATCATGAACACATGACATATCTTCTTTGCAACAAATATAAAGTGTCAAAAACTATTGGCGATAATGATAACTTGATTTTTATAAGAATAAACGGCGATGGTGTGGTTATAAAAGATACTTTGCATCAATCAACTGTTGATGATTGGAAAAAATACCTTAATGATAATCCATGCATTGTGCATTGTCTTTCGGCAATTCCCGAAGAAATTAGCCTCACCACAGAAGAAATCATTGCATTTAAAGCACTTGCAACATATTATCCGACTACAAACATCAGCGTCAATTCAGAACAGTTGGACGGATATACAGTATTTAATTATCCGATTAGCATGGCTAATGGATGGAACTATGTAAAACAACAGTTAAACGACAACCGAGATTACATTTATGATATGGACACACAATCAGCAGAAGCCTATGTCAACAGCGAATATGCAGTAGCACTTACAGAATTGGAGGTATGATATATGCTGTATAGAACATTATTAAAACTCAAAGAAAGAAATGGTCTGACAGACGATTTAAAGAATAAGATTGATATTTTCTTTGCGACTGGCAGGATTACAGAGGAACAGTACAATGAGCTGATGGATGTTAATAAGGAAGAAGAATCGAAAGCGGAAACTAATTAACTAAAGAGGGCTTTAATTAATTTATAAAAACAAAAGAAAAATAATTTTTAAGGAGGAATGGAGATGGTAGATATTATGTTGCCACTAATAACTTGTATTTTTGTAGTTTTTGATTTGGCTAGTGGCGGAGTAGCCGCCTGCGCTAACCACAAGTGGAAATCCTCAGAAATGAGAAAAGGATTGTATCACAAATTTGGCTCCATTATGCTTGTGGTGCTTGCGTACCTTATCGACTACGCTCAGAAATATGTAGACTTAGGCTTTCAGGTGCCTATTGCCGCAGGAGTTTGTGTATACATCATTTTGATGGAGCTTGGCTCTATCGTGGAAAACATCGGCAAAATTAACCCTGATTTGCTCCCGGACAAGGTTAGAGCGATTTTAGGACTGGACAAAACGAAATAAATTTACGTAATTTTTGCGTGTTTGAGGTGATGCAGTGAACAGAAGTTTGATAAAAAAACTCTGGAGATTAGGCGATAAACAATTTATTGATTACGCCTTGTCATGCGCCCGTTTAACTTTGCGGGAGCGTGAAACTGTACAGTACTTGCTTTTCGACGGATTAACGCAGGAGCAAGCCGCCGAGAAAATGGATATAAGCACGAGAGGATTACAGGGGCTGTGGAGTTGTGCCGTAGAAAAGATTTTGTTAGTTCCCGGCACAATCCCGTATATAAACAGCCTTTAAGAGACTAAAGATAACTAAAAATCATGCAAGAAATAAGCGCGTTGCCTTCGTGGTGACACGCTTATTTTTTTGAGATAATAAAACTATAAGGAGGGCGAAAAAAGATGTATCAATATTGGAATCCCAACCCGGCGGCGGCAAAAGTGGGAGATTGCACCGTGCGTGCTATCTCAAAGGCCATGGGGCAGACGTGGGAAGAAACATATATACAGCTTGCGCTGTACGGCTTGATGCTGTCAGATATGCCCTCGGCTAATGCAGTGTGGGGCGCATACCTCAAAGACAATGGATTTAGCCGTTATATAATCCCGGACGAATATATGACCTGTACCGTCTCGGAATTTGCAAACAACCACCTGGAAGGGGTCTATATACTAGCTCTGTCAGGACACGTTATAGCGGTAATTGACGGCAATTACTACGATACGTGGGACAGTGGAGCAATGACACCTATCTACTATTGGAGGGAAGGAGGAAAATAAATGTTCGGTTATCCACAATATCCACAACAGTATCCACAGTACCCGCAATACCCACAACCGGATTATCTCGACCAGTTAAATCGACTAAAACAACAGCAGGCACCACCCCAGCAAATGCAACAGCAGACTAACCCTGATGAACGGATTTGGGTACAAGGGCAGGGCGCAGCAGAGGCATATTTAGTGGCACCAAATTCTTTTGTCCGCCTGTGGGACAGTCAAGCACCGATTTTTTATGAAAAAAGAGCAGACCAGACGGGCAGGCCGTTTTTAGAAGTGTTTGAATACAAGCGCAAAGGCACAGATTCGCCCACAGCGGAGCTTTCGCAATCTAGTCAACCAATTAACTACGAGGAACGCTTAAACGCCCTAGAAAGGCAAATGGAGATATTAAGAAGGAGGGTATTGAATGAATCTCAATCCAATGCAGATGATACAGCAGTTTCAACAGTTCAGACAGCAGTTCCAAGGGGACCCGAAGCAGGAAGTGCAAAACCTGCTAAATAGCGGGAAAATGAGCCAGCAACAGTATAACCAGTTGCAGGGTATGGCAACACAGTTTCAAAACCTTTTAAAGGGTTTTAAATAAATAAAAAGGAGTGATTTCATGGGATTAACAACAGACGGAATGAGCCCGGCAGATTTGGCGGCAGTCACAGGCAACAATAACGGAGCATTTGGCGAGGGTAATGGTGCTTGGTGGATTATCATTCTTTTCCTTTTCATCTTCTGTGGATGGGGAAACGGAAATGGA